GCAACCCCCAGGAACTAGCCGACCTGGTCACGAAACTACTCCCGCTCGGTGTGATCACTGAGGACGAGGCTCGTCAGATTGTGGATCTTCCAGCACTCGGAGTTAATTCCCTACTAATGGAGAACCGATGAAAAACATTACAACAGAGAGCACAATCGTATTCGATATGCGAGAAGATTCAGACAACGGGGACGTGGTCGGATCAGGTCATGGCATGGCCGTCCCGTATAACACAGAGACCATGATCGGTGGGTTACGTGAGTCATTCGCCCCCGATTCATTCGATCCAGCCGATGTGATCGGTAAGCCCCTGGCATACCGTCACGGTGAGCCGATCGGCCGGATCACTGGAGCAGAAAACCGTGAAGAAGGTCTGTTTATCGATTTTGATATTGTGAACACGGCTCAGGGTCGGGATGCCGCAGTGCTGGCACGCACAGACTCAGTCAAAGGATTATCAGTCGGATTCATGTCAGCGAAGAATGTCATGTCGAAGGCTAGAGATGCGATCACCCACACGGCAGCAAATTTGCTTGAAGTGTCGCTCACCCCATACCCCGCCTACGCCACCGCTGGCGTAGCGGCTATTAGAGAAAATGAAGGAGAAACTATGTCCGACACAATGGACTCGACCGAGGCAGTGTCGGTCGATAGTGAAGCCCGCGAAGCCCTCGCAGAGCTCCGCGAAACAGTAAAAGAAATCGAAGCAAAAGCGTTCGCAGGTGAAGCCGCACACGAGCTCGCAAAGTTCCGTTCATTCGGGGAATACTCACGAGCCGTTTACAACGGTGAAATTGAGCAGCGCGCACTCGATGTACAAACCCTCGCCGATGCCCCAGGCCTCGTACCCCCAGTATGGCTCCGCGACATTAAGGGAGTCTTAGACCGCGGCCGCCCATGTATTACAGCAATCGGCGGAGCAACCAGCGCAGTCGGCGCAGGAATGACCGTTAATTGGCCTTACTTTGATGGAAACCTAGCGTCCATCGTTGCAGTGCAAGCCGCCGAAGGTGACGAAGTCAACTCGGTCGACATTGACATTAAGAAGGGAACCGCAACCCTGGCAACATACGCGGCAGGCTCACGCCTCACAGTGCAGGTCATGGAACGAACCGACCCATCCTATATCGATGCACATAATCGGATCATGCTCGGCGCATACGGCACGGAAACCGATTACGCATTCCAAGCCGCATTGTGGGCGAACGACACAGCTGGAGTCGACTACGACCTCTCAGCCGACACCACAGGCTCAGCGTTCCGTGAGGCAGTATTCGCCGCCTCGGTCGATGTTGAGACCGCTACAGGGCAACCCGCCGAGGTCGTATATGTCAGCTCGGCAGTGTTTAAGAAGATCGGCGCATGGAGTACTTTCATGCCCGATGTTTACAGCCCAAACAATGTTGCAGGCGTATTCAACGCTCGGACCCTCAACGTTACCGTAGCGGGCCTGCCAGTCGTACTTGCTCGCGAGTTCGCAACCGATGACACAGAAAGCGCGATCGTTACGAACCGTGCCGCGATCGGGTGGATCGAGGACGGCCCCCGCCTCATGACGAATGATGTAGCAGGAAACCTCGGTCGCGATATCGCGATCTACGGATACGCCGCCGCTACCCCATTCATCCCCGCGGGCGTAGTCGGAATCTACGACCAAGCATAAGGGAATTAGGTAACCGATCATGGCACTACTGACCGGCCAAGAATTGGCTGATGCACTGCAGCTTGATTACGACACTCCGCTGGATGATGTGTTGGATCAAGTCGCTGAGGCAGCGTCAGACTTGATCGGTTACCTAATCACCCCCGCCGCGTTACTGGCAGAGCCTCCCGCATGTAAGGAGGCCGCGCTATCAGTGGGCGCTGAGATATTCAGTGCCCGCACAGCGGCAGGTGGGGAAGCAGTATCGATCGACTTTACTCCAGGGCCACGGCTCTCAGTCTGGGTCACTCGAAGAGTTCACGGACTGCTCGGCCCATATCTCGACATGGGTGGAGTAGTGGGATGACGGAAGCCCTCACCACTGAGGCTCGCGGCATACTGGTGACAGCGTTCACTGGATCCTCATATCGGATTTATGACACTGTCCCAAATGTGCCTACGCCTCCAGCGGTCGTGATTGTTCCTGATTCTCCGTGGATTGTTCCTGGACGTATCGGGAACACTCTCAATTATGAGGCCAGATGGCGGATCATGGTCGTGATCAAGAAGCGGCAGAACGCCGCCGAAACTCTCGACACTGAGAACGCTATCGATGAGATTCTGTCACTTATCCCGAGTACTTTCCAAGTGACAGGAGTGAACGCTCCCCAACTGAATGACATCGGGGCCCAGGGCGTAGTCGTAACCACAGAGATTAATGTCTCCATACAAATGAAAGAAGGATAGTCATGGCAGCAGTATCAGTCGCTGGCGCAGCGTTCACAGTTGGAATCGGTGCACCAGCAGTTCAATACGAGGATCAAGTAACCTCGGGCACAATCACCACCACCCCGACAATCGTGAGGACTAAAACTCTCGGCGATGTCGCATTTGATCAGACCGATCTGAACAGCACGATGTCGCTAGAGTTCCTCTATGACGAAAACACGGGACTCTACGAGGCGATCCAAACCGCTATCGCAGCAGGCACAGCACCAACAGTCACGGTCGATTCAGCACTCGGCGAATGGGTAATGTCGGCAGCAAACGTTGAATCAGCCGAGGTCACATTCTCAGCTGACGGTGTCGCGACCTGCTCAGTGTCATTCACTGGATCAGTAGTATTCACCTAAACCGCCAAACAACAATCGGGAGAGCAGCATGTATCCAAAACTAAAAATAATTACGGACGGGAAAGACCCGATCGAGGTTGAAACTTTGCCAGTCGATTTTATGATGTACGAGGAGATCCAAGGCTCTAAGCCTGCCAGTGAGCAAGGCATGAGACTAACGATCGCTTACTACTATGTCGAAGGCAAAGAGCCGAACAACATGAAAACCGTTAAGGAATGGGCCCGCCACACTAAATGCATGGTAGAGATCGTGACTGACACGGTGGACCCTACCCAGACGGATCCCATCACCGGCTGATTATCAAGATGGCGATTCGTCTAGGCAGGCCGATAGATGAGATCAAGCGGCTATCTCCGAGGGAGATAGTCACGATACTGGAGGAGCTGGAGCGTGGCTAAGGTATTCGATGCGCGTATCGAGGGCCTTAATGGTCTGCTCCGTGACTTCCGGCAACTCGGGAAAGAAGCCCAAAAAGAACTCCGAGCAGCATCGAAAAATATAGCCAACGATGTCATGGTCCCAGCGTGGAGAGATGCAGCCCTTAATGGTGCAGGCCCGTGGGGTCAAGCGATCGCTGACAGTGTCAGGGCAGGATCTGACAGAGTTCCAAAAGTGATGATCGGATCTAATCGGAAAACTTTCAGCGGGGGTGCTAGCCCCACTATGGTTCGCTACCCATCGGATAAGGGTGATAGAGGTCGAGCCGCTAAAGGTGCAAGCGACAGGATGCCCGCAGCGTTCGGTTCGGGTACTGACTGGATCAGTGATGCTAAAGGCTACGCCCCGAAAGCCATCGATATGTGGGGCAAGGCAGTGGACCGCATCATCTACAAATGGAAGGTGATGTGATGGCAGTCGGGAAAACTTTAACGATTTATCTAGCCGCGGATCTTAAAAAATTTAACACTGGAATGGCGCAGGCTCAGGGCGGATTAAAAGGATTCGGGAACAGTCTCACAAACGTACTCGGTCCAGCGTTGATCGGTGCTGGAATCGCGGCTGGAGCGTTGGCTGTGAAACTTGGTGTGGACGGTGTGAAAGCCGCGATCGAGGATGAAGCAGCTATGGCCCGACTAGCCACCACTATGAATAACCTCGGCTTAGCCCATGACACGCAAAAAGTCGAAGACTACATTTATCAATTAGAGCGATCCCTGGGTATTGCCGACACGGATCTGCGGCCCGCATACGATCGCCTAGTCCGGGCGATTGGGAACACGGAAGATGCCCAAGTAGCGTTGCAGCTCGCACTCGATGTATCGGCAGGCTCAGGCAAAGGATTACAGCAAGTCACGGAAGCACTCGGCAAAGCTTACGAAGGAAACATCGCAGGATTATCTAGGCTCGGCGCTGGCATCGATGCCGCCACACTCCGAACTGGAGACATGGACAAAATCACGACCCAACTTGCGGCCACGTTCGAGGGGCAAGCGCGAACCTCAGCAAGCACATACGAGGGCCAGATCCAGCGGCTCTCCACAGCCGCCGACAACATGAAAGAAGCATTCGGCGCTGGCCTACTGGGATCCCTCGGTGACACAGATAAAACCACTCAGGATCTAGTCGAGTCGATGGAGTCGATGGAAGGCGTTATCGGTGGGCTCGGCACGGCCTTGGGCAAGTTCACCACGGGCGCATTGTCAGCCTACGAGGATTCGATTAAGCGCGCAGGGCAGGAAACGGAAGTCACCAGCAACCAGATGGAAGGACTAGGGGTAGCGGCTGGCGGTGCAGGATTCGTCCTGGGTGAAATCTTTGGATCCCTCACAGGCCCTGGATCACCTCTCGGGGTGTTATTCGGAAGTTTGGGAGCCACAACTAAAGCCGCCGAAACTCTCGCAGATACCGTGGTCTCTACGATTCCAGCGTGGCGTGACTATTCCAATGCCATCACCTATACCACGGATCAATTCAGGGAGTTCCTGGCAGCCAATAAGATCCGCCTAGATGGGATCAAAAACGAAAACAAAGACTACATGGATCTGGCAGCACGTCAGAACCAAGTCAACACGTTCACATCTATCGCGGTCGAGAAGACCAACACTCTAACCAGTTCTAGGGGTTCGGCCTCTAAAGTTGCTGACACGCTCAACAAAGCCGAGCAGAAATTACTCGAAACTTACGACACACTTAACTACAAACTAGATCGGACCGCGACCAAACTCAGCAACCAAACCAAACTACTAGCCGAAGCTCGTCAAGCCGTCCAGGAATATGCCTCGGGTATCCAGCAAAACCTACTGTCAGGGATCGATCTGGAAACAGCATTCACGGATCAATTCGATGAAGCAGGACAAGCCACAGGGAAAACCCTCCTTGAGGGATTCAATAAGCAGATCGCCCAGGCGGAATACTTCGGGGAAGTCCTGAACTCGATCAAGGCTCAGGGCGCTGACCAGTCACTGATCGAGCAGATCGCTAGCCTCGGTCCCGTCACAGGAGCTGCACTCGCCCAGCAACTGATCGATGACGGTCTAGTCAAAACCATGTCGGATAAGTGGGTCGGAGTCCAGGAGACCACTAAAAGTCTCGCCCTGAGTTTGGTCCCTGAGTTCCTGATCGCTGGACAAAACTCGGCGGAAGAAATGGTAAAGGGCACAGCCCAGACACTCCTAGAGCGTTCCCAAGCCTTTACAAACATGGGCAAAAACATAGGGAAAAAAGTCGGGGCCAAATTTAAGGCCGAGTTCCTCGCCGATATTGCCGCAGCGGTCAAAGAAGTCGAAGCCATCCAGACAGCGGCTAGAGCCGAGCGGATAGCCTCAGAGACAGCCAGACAAGTCGCGATCACGGATCAACAGGTCGGGCAGGCGCTCGCCAAGATTATCCAACGGTCAGATAACCGGCTTGGGATTCAGGGTGTTCCGGTGTTGGCATGATTAGTGAAATAAAACTAGGCGGGGTCGCGTTAGATCTGGACACGGTCGAGTACCAAGTGTCGGTGCAGCATGGCCGACCGGACATAATGTCCGCTCCCCAGGCATCCTCAGCCCAGATCATTATTCGTGGACCGGTCGGAGTGGCCGCTGAGATAGCCGACACGGTGACTATTGCAGCGTATGGGGATCCTAGGTTCACTGGTGAAATATCCGATGTCAGGGTCACTCACTTATCGAGTGTCCCTCCCGTGGCTCTTACTCAGATCACGGCGATGGGGAACCTTGCAAGGGTCGGGTTCGTGGAGGTCGGGGCTAGTGGATTCAGTGAACAAACCGTGTCCCAGCGGGTTACTACCGTCCTCGATGCCACTGGTCTGGATTATCTGAATGGGGCTGACACGGATCTAGTCCTCCACCAGATCTCCACAGGGAACGCACAGCCGACCGATGCCCTCAGTTACTTGCAGCTCCTCGCCGAGTGGACAGGGGCAACATATTACGATGACCCAGCGGGTCGGATCGTCTTTGAGTCCTACGGTAACCGAGGGATAACAGCCTTCGCGGGGATCTGGAGCAATCAAACTGGGACATGGGCTGACCAATCAGGGACGTGGGATGACTACCCTCGGGATCGTGCCACGGTGGATCTGCCTCCCAGCACTGTCGTATTTACTCCAGCCTGGTCGAGGACACGGCAAACGATCCTCAACACTGTCACAGTGGTGGGTTACGCAGGTGGCCATGAGGAGACCGCTAGCGATTCAGCCTCAATCGCAGCCTACGGATTGAAAGAGTTCCGGCTGGAGACTGAGATCAAGAATAATTCGGACGTGCTAGCCCGAGCCGGTGGGATTATTACGGCGCAAGCCAACCCGCTTTGGAGCCTCGGCGAAATATCCATCTATGTCCACCAGCTCGAAATCCTCGATCGTGACCGGATCCTATCCCTTGTCTCGGGTATGGCGATCGCGCTCAGGGATCTACCCCAGCCCGCTCCCCTGGATAACTTCCTCGGAATAGTGGAAGGTTGGGGCGAAGTGTATTCCCCTGGGCAGCATGTCCTAACTTTGTCAGTGTCCGACCCGCGTTATTCATTTGAGACAGTTACATGGGATCAGGTCGATCCGGCGCTAGAATGGGGCGATGTGCCCGCAGATCTTCAATGGTACGAGATAATCACTGGCAACGATCTAGCAGCATAAGGAGATAACATGGCAACAACGGCAGGTGGTACTCCTTATGTGGAGTCAAGCGATCTGGTCGCAGATTATCCGACCGTATCCCTCGCATTAGCCGAGCATATTGATGATCTACCGGCAGCAGTTTTGCAGATAGTCAGGGCAACGGATACGACAGACCGCAGCACGACCAGCGCAACTTTTGTAGATGTCACAGGAATGTCTGTCACAATTACGCCGCAAAAATCCGACAGCGCAATACTTATTTTATGTTTTTTTTCAGGGCAACTAAATACCACGGCAGGTTTCAGGACTGCAAACTATCAGATAACGGACAGCAGCGATAACGCGATCAGCGGCGCATCAAACGCACAACTGTATTCCGATGCCGAAATAATTTTGCCCATTAGCCTATTGGCTTACGCGACTCCAGCGACAACCTCGGCAGTCACATACAAATTGCGGTTTTCGGTTCAATCACCTGCCACAAATCAGATTCGTAATTCATCAAACTCCGTTGGCCAACTTTACGCAATCGAGGTGTCAGCATGATAACCACAGCACAAGCAGTACAAAGCCTACGCCCCAACATTGAATGGAGCATGAACGGTGACGATGTTGAGGGCATCATCTGGCACACGCCAAACATTGAACCGTTAACCACCGCTGAAGTTACCGCAGAGATTAAGCGACTCGAAAAGGCCGAGGCAGATAAAGCCGCATCGGATCAAGCCGCTAGAGAAGCCGCAATCGCTCACGCTAAATCCCTCGGATTCACTGATGAAATGATCGCAGTCATGTATCCAAACCTTGGAGGCAACTAATGGACGAAATAAAGACCACAGAGGTCCAGCCGGAAACGATGGAAGCGGAAGCCCCAAAGCCTAAGAAAGCCGCTAAAAAGGCCGCGAAAAAGCCCGCAAACACTACCGAGGCGGCACGCGAACGGGTCAAGGCGAAACTACTCGCAGCAGGCCGACCCAACAAAGCCGATATGTTGTCCAGGCTCGCACATGACAATAAATAACGCCGGTGATCTGCTTCCCATCCTTGCGGTCGGATCGATGGTGCTCGGCGCTCTCATCTGGATCATTCGCGCCCAGTTATCAATGGAACGGCAATTCAAGCCAAACGGTGGACACAGCCTCAGAGACTCGATCGACCGGCTAGAGAGGAACGATAACTATCTCAGGGATCGGCTCGATCAACACATCGACCAGCATCAAAGGGGAAAATAGTGAAGCAATTCGAGGAATGGCTAGCAGCAACGTGGAGCGGATCACTGGCCAAGATCACCACAGGCGCGGCACTCGGCGCAGTGCTCTCCTATCTCTTAACGTCTGACGTTCATCCCCTAATTGTGGCGATCGGCTCGGCCGTTATTCCCATCCTGATCAATGCGATCAACCCGCAAGATCCACGTTATGGCGAAGTCGATTGGGAGGATCTCGATGGCGACACTGTGTAGGGCAGGCGTGCAGCTCCGCAAACAAATAGACCAGCGGTGGCCTAAGCGGGATAAGCGGTCAGATGGTTGGATCGGTGACAAAGCCCATTCATCAAGGAAGTCCGACCACAACCCCGATCGTGAAGGGATTGTGTACGCGATCGACATTGATGAGAATATGGGCAAAGGCGCAGCCCGCAACGGTCGCACAGCCAAAGCCCTAGCCAATCAATTACTGGCCTATGCCATGTCGGGTCAGCCTGGATCTAATCGGCTGAAATACGTGGTCTATGAGGATCGGATAGCCTCGGGCACTTACCGTTCCACATGGTGGAAGTGGCGGGGCAAAGGGTACGGCCATTACGGCCATATCCATATCTCATTCACTGAGGCTGGAAAGCGGGATAATTCAGTATTCCCACTGCCTATCCTGACGAAAAACCCAGCCAAGAAATTAGCGTGGCGCAAAGCATTACGAAGCAACTAGCCTATGATCGGCCTCGGAAGGGGTACACATGAGCGAATATATTCAACCAGGGGAAGCCGCAAAAATGCTTGGGGTCTCCAGGGACACAGTGAGAAGGTACGCCAATAACGGCGACCTGAATGCGATCATCACTCCAGGCGGGCAGCGCAGGATAGAGCGCGAAAGCGTGGAGCAGATCCGTGAGAAAATATCCTCGACAGTGACGGTCATTAGGTAGTGCTGGCAGCGGCCGTCCTAGTGACGGCGCTGATAATGTCACCGACTCAGGCTCCCACGGAGCCCATCGGGTGGCAGGCTTCCGCGTACACTGGCAAATGGTATGCCCAAAAATGGGAGCCAATACGCAAGTGTATTAGTCAGCGAGAATCACGCCACAACTATCGGGCAAAAAATAGAACCTCCAGTGCCTCGGGCGCTTACCAGTTCCTGGACTCTCGATGGCGTGTCAGTCTCACTTTCATGATGATGAGAGAGGCTAGATCAAAGTCAGAGCGGCAGGATATAAAAGCACTCAGAACCGCACCGATCCATAAATGGTCCAGATACTGGCAGGATCGGGCATTCTATACAGCATGGAGACATGGCAAAGGGGCTCAGCATTGGGCCCCGACAGTGGAAGGAACATCGAAATG